TCTTGGCTTTGAACACTGGACACCAGGAGGTAAGTTTGCTATTGTGAATAAAGAAGATCTTGACAAACATGAATTTGATTTTAAGTTTAAACTTTCCGAAATTATTCAAATCCAAAAGGAACTTATATGAATCCTAATCACCCATCTAAAAGATTATCTAAAGAAGTTATAGAGAAACTTGCAAATTTGCATACAGCTGATACAGCACAAATGCCCGAGAATAGAACAATAGGAACAATTTCCCCTGAAGCTTATCCTCCATATCCGAGAAACAAACTTGCTTATATTAATGTTATGCAGACTGCAATCAATAAAGCTAATGTTCGTGGTTATGATGAAGGAAGAAAAGATTCAAGAGAAAGATGCCAAGAAGATATTCTTAATAAAATGATAAATGCTTTATGTAAAGTATCCACAGCACTTGCAGAAAGGAAATACTAATGAATATGTTTGGTGATAATCATGATTGTCCATTAAGAATAACAAGCTTTGTAGGATACAATAAACTTCAAATCGAAGATTCAGCTAAAAGATTAGTGGAACAATTTGGATGGAAAATCCACTCAAGAGCTACTCTTGAAACTCTCGAATCCACAGTATATTCTATAATCTTATTTAATACTAAGGGAACACTAATAGAAGATTTAACTAAATCCTCTTCTGAATTACGATCAAGGATATGAAATAATGTCTGAAACTCCCCAAACTGTAACAACTGACATATCCAAAATCCCAAAAATAGTAGTTCCCAAACAACTAACATCAGAGGATCTCACAGCCGGACTTCTAGCGCTCCCTTCTCTTCTTGAAACTTCCGTAGATGAGGTTGACCATGTTATAATCTACGGGAAAAGTGGCACTGGTAAGACAACTCTCACGGGATTACTAGCTGAATTCTTTAATATCCTTTGGTTTGATGGGGATAAAGGAATGACAGCACTTGTAAATAATCTTCCTCCTGAGCTTCTTCAACGAATTCATCCTATTAAAATTCCTGATAATACTCTCAATCCAATAATGGTTGGGACAATGCTGCGTGTGATTACCGGACGCCCAACTAAGATATGTCTCGAACATGGCGCCGCGGATTGTCCTAATTGCACGAGTGTTGAGAAGAAGAAAGTTACTGTTGCATTGAATGCACTTCCAAGAAATTGGGTAGCTGTTATGGACTCACAAACTCAATTCATTGCAAGTGCTCTTGCACAATGTCATTATAAGGTTAATAAGAAACAACTCGGTAAGGATACTGATGATTTCTGGAGTCCTTCAGGCGGAGATGTATTTGATTTCTGGCGTTATATGAGAAGTATCTCTGAGAAATTTGGTAATTACATGAAGGATCTGGAATGTCAATTCGTTGCTATTGGTCATGACATGGATATTACTGAAGGTGAAGGGAATCTTAAGAGGTTAATAGCAACTGTTCCAGTATCAGGCTCGGAAGCGGCCAGTATTAATTACGCGAGATATTATGGAACGGAAGTTCTTGCTAAGAAAGCGAATTACAAACTGAACTATATCACATCTGCAACATATAGTAACACTGAACAAACAAAAAGTCGAGCGAATGTTAAACTTGAGGAGAAGAAAGTTCCAAGTCTTATTCATATATTTCGTCCAAAAGAAGCTGAAGAGTTGCTGAAGGGATCTTATTCTGAGTGGTTCTTTTCAGATAGGAAATTACCTCAACCCAAACCTAAAGGAGTATTATCAGAATGAAACTCAACGGGCTCACAATCCGAAAGAACTATTATGATTCCAGTGGCCAAACTATGACTGGAGAGATTGTAGTTGAAGTCGGAGATACTCATAGTGAGGTAAAATTAACTCTTACTCCAGATCATATACAGAAAATTCTTGCTGTTGTGGCTGATGTTGTTGTTGAATCAGCTAAGGAAGTCGCACAAGAACTAACAGTGAGAGTGATTGAAGATCAAGCCAAACTATTGGAGCATAAATCATGAGTGCTCAAGATACACTGAAAGCAAGACAAAGTCGTTACGGAGAATTTACTGATAACTCTCGAATTGCACAATCTCTTAAAGATACAATGAGATTGTCTACTTCAGAAAATGATGGAGATGGAGGATGGCATACATTATCTCCAGATCAGAAAGAAGCTCTTGATATGATTCAAACAAAAATCTCCAGAATACTCACAGGAGTGTCTGATTATTCTGACAATTGGCATGATATACAAGGATTCGCAAAACTAGTTGAGAACAGGCTTCTGACTGGCTCCAGTTACAAGGAGCCAACTAAGAAGGCAGCAAGGTAGCACCATTGTAAGTCATCGTAATTCAATCATTGAAATGAAAGGTAATTAACATGGCACTTGATCGCGCTAAGCTAGGTGCATTAGCTACTGTTGTTGCACGTGATTTGGATGATATTCCTGATCTTCCAGATTATAAGGCACCACATCCAGGAGTTTATAAACTCAAAGTAGCAAAAGTTGAGCAACGAGAGATTAATAAGAAGACTGCTCTTGTGATTGAGTATGTTGTTGTTGATGTTATTCAACTCAATGAAGCAGAAGATGAGAATGATCCGAATGTTGTACCAGGAAATATGTTCTCAGAAGCATTCTGGTTTGATGACGCGGATCGCATTGAAACAACCCTCGGAGCTATGAAGAAAAAGTATTCTGGACTCTCTGAAGCACTTGGTACCAAGAATCTTCTCGACATTCTTGACAAGATGGAAGGTATGCAAGTGAAGTGCATTGTTACGAATCGTACTGATAAAGATGGTAAGACAGATGAACACGGGAAGGTTCGTATTTATGCTTCCACAATGGAGATGGTTCCAGCAGTTTAATTCTTTCTGCTAATTACTAGGATTCTGGAGGAGCCTAATAAGTTCCTCCAGCTTTTTCTTTTCATGAGTTTTAGCGAACAACCGACAGTAAAGGTACTAGATCATGGCTTTGTACGGCTCGTTAATAGTATGGGTAGTGACCTTGATATTGTGCGTAGTGCTAGAGTGTCCTATAATGCAGATTGGCGCGATAACTATTCACACGAGGAGAATAAGGACGAGAAGCTTATTGCTTACTTGTTACGTAACAAACATACTAGCCCTTTTGAATCTGTGGTATTCACTTTTGAAATTAAATGCCCTATCTTCGTAGCAAGACAATGGCATAGACATAGGACATGGGCTTACAATGAAGTAAGTGCGAGATATACGGAATTACCGGAAGAATACTATATCCCCTCTCCAGATCAATTAACTACTCAGGCCAAAGATAATAAGCAAATGCGAACTGGTCAACAAGTAGGAGAAACTAATTCAATTATTAAATCAATGCAAAATCATTGTGAGTATTCTTTTGCGTTATATAAAGAGTATCTCCAGAGAGGAGTAGCCCGTGAACTTGCCAGAATGGTCCTTCCGCTTAACACTTACACTCGTTTCTTTGGCACTGTCAATCTTCATAATCTCTTACACTTTCTTCGTCTTAGATTACACCCTCATGCCCAGTATGAGATAAGAGTTTATGCGGAAGCTATAAGAACTATTATAAAAGAGATAGTTCCAGTGACAATGAAATATGCAGACTTTCTAGATCATACTGCATCAACTTTAACATGAATTACGTCTGTGGTTTCATGATGTCATATGATCTCATGCAATTCCTTCTTATTCGTAAAACTCATCCTGAGTGGCAGAAAGGAAAGCTTAATGGGATTGGCGGAAAGATTGAGAAGAAGCATGAAGTTATAGTAGATAAAGAGAATCCAGAACAAAGTATATGGCTCTCAGAAACTCCTCAGGAAGCAATGATTCGTGAATTTCAAGAAGAAACTGGAATGATGATTATAAGAAAAAGATGGCATTGCTTTCATATTGAATATCATGCAATAGAACCAGATAATAAAACTGAGGATGCAAAAATTTATTACTTTGCTGCATTTGGGGATGAAGCTAAAAGACAATATATTGGAGATAATAAAGATCCAATGTTTGAAGTAGTTAATTCTTTCAACTTAACTGATCTCTTTTTCTATAGGCCAGAACAGGTTGTTTATAATGTTCCATATCTTATAAGAATGATTATTGATTCTATAAGAGCAGCACAATTTAATCAGCTTAATCCTGAAGGAGTTAATAGTCTACCATGAAATGCACTGATCCTGGTCACAGGTATGAATTGGATGTTTTAGATGGACAAAATATGGTATCTAAACACGCACTCCAATTTGTCAAACGAATGGGGGAAAATTACCCAGGCAATGAATCTATTAATCCTGGAGTAACTATTCAAGAAATCCTTCGTGCTTGTATTGATCGTCTTTATTATGTGAATAATCAAATTCGTTGTCCTGAATCTGAGGCAGCAATTTATAATTTACGTATGGCGATATGGGAATTAGAAGTTCGCGCAAAAAGAATTAAGAAAAAAACTCTTAATCTTACAACTATAAAAGAAATAGAAACTATTCCCACTTGTGTCACTTGTGGACACATAATGTGTGCTGAGAATCATATTCATGAGAGATAAAATAATGGCAGTTTGTTATGACCTCCTTGTAGGAGGTGGGATGATTCTTGGAGCTAGTGTTGCAATTTCAGTTGCAATTACTATTCCATTTGTTGCATTTGGATTCCTTCATAGCGCATTCTGCAAATGAGATTCAAAGATGGATTATATCAAGTGAATAGATTTGATGTATGTGCTGGATTTGTGGTCCAAAACGGAATAGTAATTTTATGTGCTCCTATTTTGAGAAAGAAGTTCAATTATTGGGCAAATTTTGCAGCTCAAGTTGGAGAATGAATGGATTCCTCACCAATTCTCTTAATGGTAACTCCATTCGATGAACCATTTCTTTCCACTCTTAAGCCACTCTTGAAGGGAAGAAAAGCTTATTCAATATCAGAAGATCCTGACTCACATGCGGAGATAGAATTATATGCAAAAAGTAAAGGTATTAAGTATATCATCTCCACAAATGGTGGAGTTCTTAATAAAGTCATTGAAAGTCAACGACATCAGAAGCTCGATGATTGGGCCGGCTCTTTATATGAACGGAATGGAATCACATATCTCTTCCTTAACCCTCTTAAACAACTGTATAGTGTTCCATATGGAAGATTCCTCGCTGAGCGATTTATTAGTAAGTTGGTTCAACCTTCTCTATGGCCCCGCACTCCATCCTTTTCATGGGAACTCGCAAGAGTTGAAACTATCGAAAGATGGTTCCATCTCTTCTCTCAAACTCTTCTTATTGCAAATGATATTGAAACTGTTTCGTTTGAGAATCCATCAAACGGGGAATATGAAACTGCTATTCAATGCTTAGCATTTACTGGTCTGTGGCCCGATAATAATATTCACACGATAGTGCTTCCAATCATGGATGCTCCCGTGAATGAGCAAATGTTCTGGATCACTTGGATGCGAAAATTCTTGCTTCTTAAAATTGCAAAGGTATACCAAAATGGGCTCTATGATAATGCACACTGCATTAGTTATTCATCGCCAGGATATGGATATTTCTTTGATACACAAAGTCTTTTCCATTCGTGGTATTCCGAGCTGCCAAAAAATCTTGCCTTTATTGCCGGATTTACTGTGCACAATGTTTACTATTGGAAAGATCTCGCCAAAGAAAGCGGCAGAAGACATGAATATAATGCTCGGGATGGTTGGGCTACGCTTGTTTCCGCATTGGGACTTGCTAAAGAAATGCCTCAATGGGCATGGACAAATTATTTATTTAAGTTCCCCGTATGGGTTCCTTGCTTATATTCCAACCTTGAAGGAGTCAAAGTAAATGAGTCAATCCGTGCAAAGCTTAGTGAGAAATTCATCACTGAGTATGAGGATTCACGTCTTAGAATGGAGAGATGGTTCGGAGAAGGATTCAATGGAAATTCTTCGCAACAAGTTACAAAACTTATACAGTTCTATGGAAGTACAGATATTACCAATGCTGACGAAGATGCCATTGAACGATTCGCACTTCGTCATCCTCTCAATGCTAGATTTGCTAGAGAACTCCTCAAGCTTAGAGAGTGTGCTGCTGTCATATCTAAATCGCTTAAACCCGATAATTTTAGTGTCTCTAAAAATAAATCTAAGAAAAAGACTTATCTACTTAAAGGGGGACGATTTTATCACTCCCACAACCCAGATGGAACAGACACACTCAGGTTTACATCTGGCCCTGGCTATAACTGGACTGGTGCGAATATACAGAATCAAAACCCACGAATAAAGGAAATGTATGAGCCAGATTAAGATTGTTGCTGTAATTAATAATGGAGATTATACAAGAGAAATTGGTTCATGGAATTTACCTTTAGAAATCCAAGAAGATCAAGAGGATGTAATATATTATATTGTTAATGAATTAAATGATCCTAAAGTTACAAAACTTGAGATTGTAAAAATTGAGTAATTTCTTTTTCTGTGAGCTTGATAATGAGCAAAGTGAGAGTCGTTGTACCGCTTACCTTAGCGGAGATAAAAATCTTATATCAGCGGTGGAATCGGATAAAGATTTTCATGCCATTAACATTGAGCGATTTTTTGGTGTTCCATATGATAAGGTTATTGGCCCTAATGGTGAGATTCTCGATTTGGAATTGCGGAATCTTAGTAAGCGTGTTAATCATGGTGCAAATTATAATATGGGTCCAGCGGTTTTACTTATTACAATGGGAGAAGAAAATGTTGATCGTGCTAAAATTCTTCTCAATCTTCCAAAACATTGGAATAGAATTCGAGTTTGTGAACATCTATTAGGATTATATGACAAAGCTTATCCTGATGTCAAAACAATCTGGTATTCAGCAGTTAAGACGCAAGTACGCTCAACTCAGAAATTGGTTTCTCCTATGGGATGGACCCGTTACTGCTTCGGAAATCCAGAGAAATCAAAACCTGATCTTAATGCGTATGTTGCCCACCCGCCACAGAATCTTAGTGTCAGTATTATTAATGAAGGATTCAAAGATCTTTTTTGGAATATACAAGTCCAGAATCCAAAGGACTTTAGGCTTAAAGCACAAATTCATGATTCAATCTTTCTCCAAATCCGTTTTGGCAGAGAGAATCTTATTGAAGAAGCTAGAAAAGTGTGCGTTCGTCCAATACCAATTACGGATTGCAAGGGCATAAAGAGAATAATGACCATTCCGGTCGCTGCTAAAATAGGGAATAATTGGAAGGATATGAAAAAATGGACCTCAGACTCCTTACATTAACAACTGTAAAAGAGATGTTTCCTTTAAAAGGAATATCAGCGGAGACTACTCTTGAAGTTATTCAATGCTTAGCAGTAATGGAAGTTAAAACTATACTTTTAGTAGCTGATCCAGATGGGCAAAGATTCATTTATAATATAAATCGTATTCGCCAAGATTTGTTGCCAAAAGAATTTAAATATCTTAGTAAGGGGAGGAAATATATAACACTTAAACTTCCTGAGCTTGAATCATTATTAATAATCCGAGTAAAATAAGTTGTCCTCTGCACCAAATTTTATATCTTCCTACCTTGATTACCAAAAGGGTACGGAAGCACCATTGCTGTATCATCGCTGGGCTGCGATTACTGGCATCGGGGCGCTTCTCGGCAGAAGGGCATTCGTAATTCACGGACATAATAAGTTCTATGCTAACCAATACGTTCAACTTGTAGGAGAGAGTGGAGCAAGGAAGGATACCGCATTAAGAGGGATAAGAAAATTGCTAGTAGCCGCCGATTATAAGACCATAGCAGCAGATAAAACTACTAAGGAAAAATTTCTTATTGACCTTGAAGAAGGAATGGACAAAGCCCATGATCCCGACGAGAGATTTGATGTTACGAAAAATGATAAGAAAAATCCAACAATGCGAGCATTATTTGGTGCGGAAAGAAGTAAGGAACCAGCTGAATGTCTCATATATTCAGGGGAGTTCAATAGCTTCTTGGGTCACAATAATGTGGAATTCATTGACCTTCTCACGGCTCTCTGGGATTGGGAAGGTGTTTATGAGAATCGCATTAAAAATGGTCGTAGTGTTATTGTTCCTGACCCTACTATTTCTCTTCTCGCTGGCAATACTCCTACAGGCATCAGTATGGCTTTTCCGATAGAAATTATTGGGCAAGGGTTTTTTTCAAGATTATTTCAAGTTTATTCTGATCCAACGGGAAGAAGAGTTTCCTTTCCACCTTCACCTCCACCAGAGGAAACATTAAAACTTGTATTAATGCTGAAAGATATTCGTGCAAAAATGATAGGACAATTTGAAATAAAACCTCAAGCTGTTATTGCAATTGATGATATTTATCAATCATGGAAGGATCTTGAAGATGTTAGATTTAAAAGTTATAGCTCCAGAAGGTTTACACATCTCCTTAAATTATGTCTCTGCTTTGCTGCATCAAAACAGGAAAGATACATTAATCTTTCAACTGTTATTGAAGCCAACTCAGTCCTCCACTATACAGAGCATTTCATGCCTAAAGCACTCGGAGAATTTGGTAAGGCTAGAAATAGTGATGTCACGGAAAAAATCCTCAAAATTCTTGAAACAGCAGAAGAACCCTTGGATCTCATAAATGGATTATGGCCTAAAGTATCAAGGGATTTGGATGGTATAAAACAACTCTCTGATCTTCTTAAAGGATTACAAGGAGCGGGGAAGATTGATAGTACAAGTGAGGGGAAGATAATGATTAAGAAGAAGATTCCGACTTGGGATTTTGTACACAGTAATATTAGAACACTTCCGGAATATTATGAAAATCAAATTAAACAAGGATTACTGACATGAAAGCTACATTTACACTCACTGATCGTGGATTAGATTTTAGATTAGAGGCTGAATCTCTAGAAGAGCAGAGAATCCTTCCATTACTTGAAACTTATAAATTTGAAGCTTGTAGTATTAAATATAATAGAGATTATAATTACGATGGGAAAGCAGAATTTCTTAGAATATCTTTCTTAAAGCCTATTGAACCGTCTGGGATTGTGTAGCAGGTTGATTAATGAAATCCGGGAGAGGAGTTCCACCCATTATAAGTTGCATTTGTTTTGCGAATGGACTTTGAAGATGTTGAGTTACTCTATTCACCTGAGATTGATTAGCATTAATCATAGTGCTTGTAAAGAACTTATTAAAATTTTCGATCCGTCCACCACTCTTAGCATACTCTTTAGCAAAGTTTTCAACTTGTTCTTGAGATGGTGTTCCTCCACCAATCATTGTAGTTTTAATAGTGCTTCCTAATTCTTGAATATTTGAGGTATCCTTAGCCTTATATGCATTTATCCGATATAGAGCGTCAAGCGCAATTGCTTCGTCAAAAGGTTTACCACCAGCAACTCTTGACAAGGTTGCAATATTCCAGAAATCTTGAGAAGCAGTTAATAGAGACGCTTGAGACGTGGAAGTATAACCTTGAGCGACCTGAGCTAATCCAGATAACGGACGTGATAAACCGTTATGCTCAAGAGCTTGAGATAGTATTGGCCATGTTGCCCCACCTTGTCCAATCCGCTCCGAAAGCTGAAAAAGATTCTTTACGAACTTCGTTGAGGCATTTACGACGGGAATATCTGCTAAAGTTGTTGGAAGAACCGTTAACTGGCGTGGGTTAATATCTCCACGGGAATACAAATTCACTTTCATACTTGGATCAACTAAACCTAATGCATTACTCCCAGCTCCATAAAGAATCCAATCACCAAGACTTTTACCAAAAATTGAATAACTAGCTTGATAAAGATCCTTATGCTCAGTGTTACCATTAGCGTTACCTACAATATGCGTATTAAGGAAGTTAAAAGCGGGAAGACCTTGCATACCATATATAGAACCTTGAAGGCCAAGAAGAATGGCAATAGATTTTTTGTCACCCTCGCCCACGTACCGGAACATTTGTTGCATCAAATTGAATTGGTAGGTCTGAAAAAGAGAAATTGCTTGGCCCACTACTCCTTGAAAGACAATAGGACGCTGAGAGTGCAAATAATTCCCTTGCGTCCTATTAACAAAAAGTTGGATATACTCATTAGCTTCCCTGTCAGAAGCAAGAACTCCTGATTCAATAGCGAGATCAGTAATCTGACGCATTACATCAGCAGCTACAAATCGCGTCATTTCCTCAGCCATTTGATTACCAGTCCACTTCTTCCCAAATTCTACAGCTGCATTAAGCTTAGAATCAGTTTGTGCACTGGTTTCTTTCCAATTGAAAGTGAGTTTATCAAGCATCTGACGCTCTTGTTGAAGAATATCAGTTACTGATCCAATATCTTGATATCTTTTAAGAAGAGCACCATCTCCCATTGCATCCGCACGATAATTTTCAATAGCATTCTTTAGAAGTTTTCCAGTTGTTGGAATAGTAATTCCACTTCCATCAGGGCTTTGCACAGTCATGAGACGTGAAAGCTTTCCGGCAATCTGCTCATCTCCAGCAAGAATTCCTTTTACAAGATTACTAACTTCAGCGCTAGTAATAATTGGGGCACTTACTGCATTATTAATAGCATTAAAAGCATCAAGCTGTAAGAGAGTCGAAGACATTATTCCATTAGCTTTTGAAACTCCTCTTGCAAGCCATGGCTTAGCTGCAATATTACCATTTGCCACATTCGCTGTGTAAGCAGTCTCAAATGGACTTCCCATTCCCATTCTTCGTGATATCTCATTAATTTGATTAAAATTTTCGTCCGTAAGTGTTTCAGTATTCCTAAAAACATCTCGCATTTTATTTACTGGAATTTCAATTGCATCTCTGATAGTGTCATTAAAACTTCTCCACCATTGATAACGTGATTCAGTTCCAGTAGAAATGTCAAGAGCAGTCTTTACGATTTCATTGTAAGGGTCCTTTGTCCCAGTTTCAAGTTTTTGTGTAAGAGACCGGAATTGAGAAGTTGCAATATTTGTATATTCTTTTCCAAGGAGTTCTAATTCTTGGAAAGCTTGAGAATAATTATGTTCCACCATTCGCGTTGTAAGAATTTCTTCTTGACGAATATGCCAATCCATGATATCCTGCATTACCCGATCAGCAGAAACTGTTGGAAAGAATTCTCCCATTACACCTTTTCTTTTGAGAGCTGAATCAACTGAGGATTCATTAAGTCCAAGAGAGAAATTGTAATCTCCAATCGCTTTATGCCAATCTTCTTTATCAACTTTTGTGATTACATTGAATTTATTCGTGTCAACTTGTGAAATGAGCTTATTCAGTGTTGCTTCATCCTTAGCAACAATCATTCTCTTCTTATCCGCTAAGGATACCTCACGTGGCTCAACAAATACAAAATGTTTATATTTCGTAGTATCAAGAGGAATAGGATACCAAACTTGTGGATCAAAGTCATCTCCCATTACTCCTGCTGCTCCCTTAAGATTACGTACATGCACTTGATTATCCGCATTGATTTGAGCACGAGTCTGACCCAAATTCCAGACATTCTCATTTTCAATGGTAAGTTCTTCAGCAGTATCTGCTCCTTTTAATGCTGAAGTATAATCCTTACGAGGAATGAGAGTTTGTGGTTTCGTGGGATGCTGAACCCATGATTCAGGAGAAGCACGAAGAGTATTCTCGAGAAGTGCTAACTCAGAAATAGCATCCTGTCCATCTTGAACCACAGAACTCATAAGAGGATTAAGAGTTTCAGCAAGTTCAGTCTTACGTGCAACTTTTAACTTATTAGTAGCCATTCCAGTAACTTGGGCCCATCCTGGAGCAGTGCCATAATTACCATTAGCAAATCCTAGTAACGAAGCTCCAGCTCCCTCTCGTGTTGGAGTTCTCCCAGGATCAGTCCAGTTAAGAGCAATTGGAAAATCATCAGTGAAATCACCAGCAAAATTCGCAAAATTCTGTTGATGACGAAGCTCAATGAGATTTTTCTGAGTTTGATATTCAACTGCTCCCTGAAGTTGCATTGTATTATAAGTATCTTTAGCATTAACTCCAGGAGAGTAATCAATTCGTGCATAACGTGGATTCTGGTAATCTATTCCCGGACGTATCTTAGCGAGATCGTCACTTTCACCTCGTAGCCATCCATCAGATATATTAAGTCTATACCCGATTTCATCAATTGGAGTTCCGTTAAGTTCTTGAGCGAGCTGATATTTTCTGGACTGAATGTATTGTGCAAGTCTTTCACCAGTTGGAGCAAGTGAGACTCTTCCATCTTCTGTCTTAATGAAGAATCCGTCACTTTTATTTCCATCGTAATAACCCCTCTCAAGTAATGGAAGATCATTTTCCCCAATTACCTTATTTTTCCATGCAATATTCTTCTGTTCTTGAGCCCAAATAGTTCTAGCTTGTGCATCAAGATGTGATCCTTCAAGTGGAGTATACTTTAATGTATCCACCATTTTGATTGGATCAATGGTCCCCGCCAATACAGTATCACCACGTACAGTAATAGGATTAGTTTTAGTAGCAAAATCTGCAAACCCAGCAGTCGCTTTATCAACTACAGCTCCATTTTGTTCGAAATCCACAATCCTATTATTCTGAAGTCTACGAATATCTGAAGCTTCAAGAATCTTGGATTCTGGATTTACTGAAAATGTTCCATTAGCGTTACGAAAAATATCATAACCCTTTTGAAAAGCTGTTTCCTTACTAGTTATTTCTTTTCCATAAGAAGCAATCTGGAGCTTATTGACATCACCAATTGTTTTGAATCCTTGAGTCTCTGGAGTAGCGGACGGCACAAATAAGTCTTGAGGTTTGCCAGCAGTGACAATTGTATTAAATTTATCAAGAGGCATCTTATGCTGAGGAAATATCACATCCCCGTATTCTAATGATTCCGCTTCAGTAATTCTTGAAAGGCTCCTAGTAGAAATTAAGGCTCCAGTGATATCATTAAGATTCTTTGAAGAATTAAGAACATCAAATAATTGTTGTCCTACTCGTGCATCTCCACTTGACATATCAGTGAGTTGTTGACGAATAAGAATATCAATACGACCAAGAGTATCCTGACGTGCTTTAGTTACAAGTGATAATCTTGTAGCTGGGTCAAGATCAGTTTTTGCTGCTCCTGAGTATAATTCAGGCTCAGGCATATTGAATTTTTGAGCATAGAGATTAAGAAGTTTAATATCAGGAGTAGCCGTTTCAGGAACTTCTGCAATATACTTATAAGGGAATAATTCAATATCTGTAGTTTTCCCAACTTTGATTATTCCATAACCAAGTTTGGTCCCATGAAGAACTCCTCCAATTCCGCCACCAATTAATGTTCCAGTTGTTATATTCCAGAAAAGATCACTAGCTCCTTCTCCATCTAGAACAGGAGACTTATACATTGTAGCTGTTACAGCAGTTTCAAATGCTAGCATATCCAATGCTGATGAGCCTAAACCTTGGCTTAATGCTTTAACTGTATTAGCATTAAGGATTGAAAATGGAGAATTTCCAGAAGCAAATTCAATCTTAGCAGCTTTAGCATAATCTCTAGTAAGCGAGGTCATTAGACCAGAACTCTTGGCTATATTACTTCCAATGAATCCAGCCTTAGCTGCTTGAAGAGCCTTAATTCCAGCCATTCCTGGTACAAATGATCCGAGAAGGAATCCAGCAGTTTCTACACCAGCTTCATGTTGTTTATAATATTCTCCAAGATTATCATCCATTTCTCTTAATACTTCATAAGTGGAAATGGGATCAATTTCAGCACCAACAAAATTAGCTACAGCAATACCAGTATTAAGAAAACTATCAACACCAGCCACAACAGCACCAATGCTCCCCTTAGCAAGAGCTTCACCAACATCTCCTATGAATTCTCCAGTAGCATTAACTTTTTTCTCAAACCAGGATTCATCCCCATTTGCTACATTATGATTATCTACTGCGGAGAGAATTGAGTTATCTTCCATTTTACATGCTCACTGGACGATTTTTATTAGCACGAACTTCTCCACCAAATGGTTCTATTGTTTTCATATTAAGATCAATATTAGAATTAATTCCTTTGGTAGGAGTTTTCATACCTTCTTGCATTTCCTTAGCTTGTTTATTTTTCTCAGTATTTCTTTCTTCAGCTCTACGCTTCTCTCCAGGAGTGAGATTTGATTGTTGTCCAGGAGATTCACTATCAGAATAAGCAATGGGCATTATAAAGTTTGTATCCGTTCCTTCAGTTGGAGAAGCACTAACTTTATCTCGAACTTGCTGAGTAATAATATATTTAAGGGCTTGTTCAGGTTTAGTAAGATCATATCGCAAATTCTGTTTTACTGTTCCACCACCCATTCCTATTCCTGAAGTTGTTAAGAATGAAGTTGCGGGGACAAAATAAGAATCTGGAGCTTTCATTCCAACAAGCCCAAGATTCAAACTCTTATTCCTTAATTCAATGTTAGCTTTATAGTAAGCAGCAACTACAGCAGAAGCTTCATTTGGATTATCATATTCTTTAATGATTGCAGAGATCACAGTATTTGTTGGAACTGGGCCTTCAACTTTTGCATAAGGAAGAAGAATTTGTTCCAATTTTGATCCAAGAGGAATAGCATTAGCTGCTATCATCTTGGCTGGAGACATTTCAGAGAATATTTTAGATTGAGAAGGATTAGCCATTTCCTTTTCAACATCCTCACGTAGTTTCTTGGCAATTCTCTGTTCATTAATTTTTGGATCAACAAGAGGATCACGTGGAATAACTGCTTCCTTATCAGAAAGGAAAGTCAATAATCTCCCAGTTTCCGGAGAGAGTTGAGGACCGACACGTTTAATGTTCTTAAGTGCTTCATAAGGACTGGTTCCAGCACTTCCTGCTCCGATTGCGGCAATATTCTCACGTTCATTTGCGGGAAGCCTATTAAAAAGTTGTCTATTTGTAGTTCCATTTGGATTTCCTATGTTCCTATCATATTGAGCAAGTAGAACATCTAAAGCTTTCTTATCAGCGAGTTCATACAGAAGTTTGGCCGCACTTTCAAGTCTCACGGCATGAGTATCAGCGAAGCGAATTGCATTCGCCATTGCCTCATATTTCAAACGCTCATTCTCCATTTCCAAATGAGTAGTAGCATTCGTGGCATTTACAAGCGCCATATCAGCAGAGAGTTTTTTGTTAGCAAAATCAATATTTGTTGCGGCAAGTTTTATATCAGCCTGAGCTTTTTGCTTAGCAGCTTCAGCAACAGCAACATTTGCATTAGCTGTAGCCATTGATGCGGTAATGGTTGGAATAGCTCGATTATTAAGATCACCAGCATTCCTTGCACTCTGAATTCCTTCATCAATTGCACTTTGATTACTATTAATCTTATCAACTGCTGTATTGTAATCAGAAATTGCACCAGGCAATTCCATTGCATTTAACATATATTCAATTGGATCATCAAAAAGAGAAGTTGCATGGAGATTGTTAATTCTATCTCTTTTTTGAGCAAGAGTTTCCCGAAGACGTTGTTGTTCGTGGGCAGCATTAGCAATGGCTGCATTTGGTGCCATATCCATTCCGAATAAGCGTTGAAAATATTTATAACCTTCAGCTTCTTGCTGAGAACGTTGTCCTTTAGCTATTTCACCAGCAGCTTTTGCTTCACCTTCTTTACCAATTGCTGCTTTTTCTGCTTCAGTTGCTCCTTTATTGAGAACTTTTGATTCATCAACAGTAGAAGCGAATTCACCTCCAGTTACTTCAGCACGATTAAGAACTTCAGTTGCACGAGTAGTATCTGTTGGCACATAACTAGGAATTACTATTGGTTTAGTAAATTGATCAATTGCTCCAGAAAGGAGAGAATCAGCTTGACGAGTAGCTTCCTCAATGTCAAGAGTTGGTGCGGCCATGAATTTGCTCCGTTGTCAGAAGAATATTTTTAGGAAGCACTTTACCAATGAACCAGCAGGTCCAATAAAGAAAGTGGATTACTATCCATCCTCTCAATGTTTTTCTTGCTCCACGAATACCAGCTTTGTGAGCTATGAATTCCGCACGATGATTACATCCAATAGTTGTAATTTTGGAGAGAATAGAATCTGGGAAGTAACGAAGATGTTTTGAAAGTGGAATTGCCCAGAAATAATAACCTCTTTTGATATTATCATCATATTTTGCAAATACTCTTGATCCAGGAATATACCATCTTGTTGGAAGTTTTCCTTGTCTATGGAGTTCAGTACAAACTATCCAACAGAGGAAACAACCTTGGTCATCAGGAGGGGGAGTATTATGGTCATCAGGATTTGGAAGTGGTTCTCCAGTTGTAGGATCAATATTTGGGTCTCCTCCACCAAATCCAGGACTATTACCAGTAAATGGATCTCCACTACTTCCTCCACCTCCAACACTCGTAGTATCACCAGTTACATCTGCTGGTGATGTAGTATTTTCATCAAAATTAAATGGCCCTAAAAATGGAGCATCTGCTATGCTTACTCCTCCAGGAATAACATCAGTTACAGCAGCAGCAGTACCAGAAGTAGCTCCAAGATCAGTAAGTTGATCTTGAGAAAATCCCAAAGCTTCCGGACCCGCAATATTAGCAAGCTGATCTTGAGTATAACCCAATTGTTCTGGTTGAGAAGTCTTATCTCCAGTTACTGCATTAGTTTCATTTCCACTGAGCAATTTTTTCGCTTTCTGCGCAACCGTCAATCCAATTATTCCTTTTCCTGCTGGAGTAATGCCAGTTCTTTGAGTTTGTACTTTAGAAGCATTAAGTTTAGTATTGACAATACTAGTAGCAAGCCTTTGTGCATTAGTCTGAGCTTCAAGAACAGCTTGTGCACTTTCAGCTGTAGCTTTCGCAGCAGCCTCACTTTGGAGTTGTCCAAGAGCTGAATCAGAAACAGTTCTGTTGCCAGCTCCAATACTTGCTGCAATATTTGGTCCGAAAGCTGTTTTCGCTTTCAACAGAATTCCCTGAACCAAATTTGCCATATTATCAGGATTGGCTGATCCAAGAATACTTTGCATTAAAGCATCTGCTTGACTACTAACTCCTCCTTCTGGAGAGGAACGAGTAGTAGTTGTTCCAGTCCCAAACTGGCCAAGAATATCCAAAAGCTCTTTAACTGGATCAGCATTTCCAGTAGGCAATTTTGCTTCAGCGGCCATTGCTATGATCCTTTATTTAGAAAGATTCTGAATTGTGATATCTTTTGTTTGACTTGTTCTAGTTGTGCCGAATTCAAAGCTATAAACACTATCAATATAACCCAGAAAACGACCAAGCATAAGAAGCACAACCCCTTTTGCATATTCATTAATATTTGGAGTTATAATAACGTAATAAGCAAGTATCATTACAATAACAAGAGCAAGTGCAGCAAGTATTGTTGGAGCCCAACTTCTCCTACTTGTTTGCATTTGTCTTGCTGATTCTCTATCTCCTACTGCAAGCTTCTCAAGATCAACATCAAGTGCTTTCATATCCTTTTTGAATTGATAATCAGCATTCTTGAGAGCAAGAAGTTCTTGAGGTGTAGCATTCTGAAGTTTTTCAGAAATTACTTGTTGATTTTCTTCTTCAGTTGCTTGAGGATTCGAAGTAATTCCTAGAGTAGTAAGAATAACTTTAGTTGCCATCCCAGCTAAAGGAGTTCCATAAGCTGTGGCAAGCATTGGAGCAATGGTACTCAAAGTACTTTTCCAATCAAAACTCATTCGCAATCCTTTATCTCAAGATTAAATTCATCAATTGCTGAAGTAAGTCTCATGAATTCAGCAAATCCCTCTTTAGCGGCAAGAACTGCGGGTTCTTCTTGAAGTGAACCAAATTGCTCACCAATTAGAATACACCCATGTGAATCTTCTTGAATATTCCCTTTGTGAATGAGAATTTCATCTCTTCCAGGAACATTCATTACTTGAAAAGTGTTTCCAAATTTTGGAGAATTGACTCTTTTGCAAATGTAATTCCCAGCAGGAATACAAGAAATTCCATGCTCATTATTTCTCCATGGACGTTCAAGAGTTAATGCGAATGGAATCTGTCCTTCATGAAAGAGGACGCCAAAAGTTGGTATTTCAGAATCTTTAGTAAGCCGTTTAAGAGCAAAATTCATAATTAGCCAATAAGTTTAATGAGAGTGGGCCAACTTATAATTCCTAAACTCACAAGTAGTAATCCTAAGGCTCCAACAACAATAAATTTAATAAGAAATTTATATAAATCTTTTTTTATTTCTTCCCAAAATTTATTTTTAAGTATTAAATCAGCTTCTCTTGTATCAAGAAAATTCTTTATTTTTGGAAGAGTATCAAGATGATCTATTCTATGTTGATCCCCAGTTATCCCAAAATACATTTCCATTTCATTTCGGAAACTTTCCCTAACAATGTTATATATTAATTTCTCTTTTTCATCTAACTTATTAAATAATATATCATTAGTAGGCATAATTTTCCTTTTTCAGCAAGCACTTATAAAGTTTTTAAGTCCTCTTTAGTTATCTCTTTAGTCTTAGCAATAGGTGACTTGACGAGTTTTTTAACTTCTGCTTCTTGCACACCTCTTCCAAAATCTGGCATAGTCACAGGAGTTGCTGTAAGATGCTCAAGCATTTGAGCAGTTGGGTGATTAATCAAAGCATCTCCAGGATCTTTTGCTATTCTTGCTTGATAATACTTTCCTGCTTGATCTATAAAAACCATTTTACTTCTCCTTAAGATTTTGATGGAATATGTGCTTGTTTTCTTTTTTGCATACATTTATCAAAAGCAATTTTCTGTGCTTCAATTACTTTTGCAGGATGAATTATAGGAGTCTCTTTTGCAACTTTTTCACAAGCTTCTTTATCCCCTGTTGTTTCTACTGCGTAAACTGGCATAGAAAAACATAGAATAATTAGCATTGATAATTTCATTTTAACTTCTCCTTAAAAAATTAATGTTGAATATATTGACCAAGTGAGATATCAATATAAGCAACTCCTGGAGCAACTCCAATCCCTAAAAATTGTTCAGTTCTTCCTGCTGCTGTATCTGGAACAGTTGAGGCAACTCCAAGAACATGAGAAAGATAAATTGCCTGTCCTGGGAGAATTCCACCAATTGGTAAGATTCCTTGAGAAAGAATTACTTCAGTTCTTGCGCCTGCTACTACACCTCCAACAATATTACAATATCCATAAGCAGGCTTTCCTAAAGAATCTGAATTTCTAACATTCAAAATACCAGCATTATTATGAAGATTTATAAACGCCCCAAATGCAATATTCTCTGAAGCAATAACATATAATCTTCCAGCTTGATGTCGTAATAGTGTATCAGTTGGTATTAATTGAGGCCATTGGGTAATGTCTTTTGTCGTTATTCCTACAAATTGTTCAATTGCTCTTACTAGATTATTAACTGTATTTATTACGAATTCATAAACTCCTTTAACTTCTGGATTTTTTATTCCATCAGGAGGTGTGTCTGGAATTCCTAAATCTACATTAGAATTCAAGACATTCGGATTTTGTGACATTACTAACCAATCTTATAACCAGGATTCATTGTAAGTTCAAGTGAAGAAAGATCAAAACTTCCTTTTGCTACAATGGAATGATTCTTTCCCCAAATATCACATTGATATTTTCTATATCTTCCAGAATTAACTGCAAGAAATGGAGTTACTGCTGGAAGTAAAGTTGATCCATCCATACTTGGGAGAATTTTCAAAGTGAAATTAGAACCAACTGGAATTGAATTCACCTCAATTTCATTGATTTGAAGAAGTCTTTCACGCACATATTGATATTTTCCTAATATACAAACTCCAGTACAAGCAAGTTGTGTAAGGTCAAAATTCACTGTTTGAACTGTACCATCTTTCTGAAGAAAAGCAAGAGTTTGTTTAGCATGTTCAGCAGGAAGGAGTTGAGAAGCTAAATCATTCCAAGTAGTAGCTCCAAATCCATCCCATGTAAGAGTTCCAAGAGTATTCCAAGTAATATCTCCATAAATACTTGGAATGAAATATTCAAAAACCGCAACATGAGTTATTTTTACTTTTCCCCAACGCTTATAAATTATATCATATACAAGCGCATGAGTAAATTCTGTGATTCCATAAGAAACTACAAGGAATCTTTTTTCGATAACTGCTACTTGCACCAAAAGATTTGAGCTAAGATTTGTTTGAGTGAATACATCATTAACCTCATCATAATCCTCGAAGATTTTATCACTAAGAAAATCAGTAATATCCCCAAAGGAAGGAATTGCATTACTCTTGTCAACTCTCTGAAGTCCAGCTCGTGTCCAGATATAATGATAAGGACCATTATATTGCCAGAATATCTGTGTAGGAGGAATTATTCCACCACTCCCAGTAATTTCAAGATAATTAAATGGAAAACGAATATTCTGAGTGAAGGACGCCCCGATTGCGTTAGCAGTCGTGTAAATAATGAATCCAGTTGATACTGGAAGACAAATAACAATCTTCCCTTTTATATCCTGAGGAATGCTGAATCCAGCCCCAGTGGTTATATCTGGCGTCAAGTTCAGTGGATCAAGTCCTGAAGAACGAAAAACATTAAAATCATCCCAAGCAATTAAGAATCCGTTAGAAGATGTTATTCCATTAAGATTAGCAGCTACAATACCAGTAAGAACAACAACATCAAATATTTTAGTTGTGGAATTGTATTCAAAAACACCAGTATTCTTATAGCATATGTAAGTATGCCCATTTACATATGCTATAGTTACTATTGGGGAATTTATTGGAAGTGGATTAATTGCTGAACGAAGAGGAATTGGAGCCCAGACTCCTACATTACCATCAAATACATAATTTGCTCCATTTGATGGGGAGTATAGAAAACGATTTTCACTGGGGTCACGAAGAATAGCCATTGCATTAAAATCAATATGTCCAGGAAGCCCAGCAATTTGCAGAGTAAATCCTATACTACGAAGTCCCTCAGAAACTGGCATAACATTATGCATGTAATATGCTTGAGGAATTCCAATATCTTTATCTTCATCTGCTGGATTTCCAAGAACATTCGCACGAAGAGCAAAAGCTTGATCTTGTTTTGGGACAATAATTGTACGCCCATGATGCTGGGAAAGAAAAGGAAAATGCTGTGAAAGAGTATTAGCACGATAAGAAATTGTAGGCATTTTCCTATTCTTAAGAAATTAATCTTCCACTGCTGGAGGCAATTCTACTGGAACTCCTAAATCTTTCATATCAGCGAGAAGTGCATCCATTCCATCTAATTGCTTTTGTAAATTTTTCTTTACTGCAAGAATTTCTACAATATTCAATGGCCCCAAATCTGGCATTTGTGTTTGACCAGTATTAGGATCAAATTTTTGAATAAATACAACTGCAACTCCATCTATTCCACCTTTAGTTCCCCCCATTTTATGAAGTTCAATTCCACCTTTCTTTTTCAATTCTACATATCTTGTCGGATCAATTTGCATTTGAAAATTCTCCAGTTAAAAATTAAAAAACTAACGCATACGTCTTGCACGAATTCTACCATAAGCTTTTAATGTACTTATAGTAAACGTTCCTTGGGCTATTAAATAGATTGTAGTACTAGTCGACACACTTATGCGCCTAGTAGGTAATGACCAAAATTGATCAGCACCAGCAGTAGGTACTGTAGCAGGAGTTTCATAATCGAAAAAACCACCAATAAAGGCATCTAAAGCTCCTGTAGTTGTACTTATAGCTCCAATCAAGTTAGTGTAACTGGTAGTTGCTCCAAATAAGAATGCCATCGTACCTGACACGTCCCAGTCTCCAGCGCCTAGTGTAATATTTGTAATATTTGAAGCCACACCAGTAGTCAAAGCAACAGCGGAACCACTTGCTACGCTCGCATCAATGTATTCCCCATATTGACCTGTTGCTGCACTATCACTAGTTGTTGTGCCAACGATAGCTACACCACCACCACCAGCAGTACCTAGAATTGGATTATTCGGGGAAACTGCACCAGCAGCAGTAATATTACGATTGGCAGAGGCAGTTCCTAGAACTGTGAACTGAGTAGTACCCCCAGGAGCCTCAAATACAATACTGCCTGTACCCGAAGCAATAAGACGCATACCTATATTAGTATCTGTACCTAAAGATTGTATGAATGGTGATTGTCCCGTTGAGCCACCTGTAAGATTCAAATAATTAGCAGTATTAGCTGTGTGCATGAATCTTGCTTGCAATTGGCGACCACTGTTTACATCGCCTGTGAAGGTGCCCCCAGTCGTGATATCAACTGGGCTTGTTCCCTTGGAGCCTAATACCAATCCAATATTTGTATCACCACCATTGGAAAATACAACAGGAGCAAATGGTGAACTTCCACCTTGTATACTTGCAAAATTCGTCCCATCACCAGCGTTGACGATCTTAATCTGTGTGGCCCCATTATTCGTCCTGAGTGATAGTGATCCGGTGGTACCGGAGTCAATCGACAGTGTCACCACGCTTGTGCCAAATCTCGCAGTTCCGATCGAATCGACGCTGGCAACAGTAGTACCTCCACCTGATCCATTTTGCAAATCTAAAATAAGATTACCAGCAATTCCAGCATCATTACGAACAATGCGAACAGTGCCTATATTACTTGGGCCAAGAATATCTAATGGTTTTCCTGGTACAATACCAATCCCAAGTCTTTTATTAATATTATCCCAGAAAAGATTTGCAGGGTCCTGGGCAAAAGTATTCCCCGCAGCACCAAATATAATTCCGCCAACTGCTACAGCGAATCCTATGTTCGCTACGGAACGTCTCCATCTTCCAGTTGCTGGCACTGGAATAGGTGCAATAACATCTACTGCATCATCAGCAAGAACTGATGCAGGATCATAGTAAAATGTACCACCCAAACCATCACCTTTAGTAACTCCACCGTCAACTTCAATAGTAACATTTAATGTACTTGGTGGAGGAGTTAATGCTTTGAGAATAGCAAAAGTTTCAGTAGCAAATACATCTCTTGTTGGAGTATTTGTGCCAAAACTTCCCCAGACTGAATAAGTCATAAATAAAATACTCCTATTGGAGCACAATTAAGAATTACGTCTCCCATATTTTCTTTAGGTGTTGTAGGAGAAGAAAGCATACCAAAAGCATAAATAAAGGGAACTACAGCCCAAACAGAATGAAGAATAATTAATTTTATTCCTATGAAAGTTCCACAAAAAATTGAGGTCATGCTGTAAGCTCAGCCTCTGCTGTCCAATGAACTCCAAGAAGATTTCCAACAACTGTTCCTGCTGCACCAACAGCTGAAATAAGAAATCCATTATCCCTAATACTTACAGCACCAGTACCTGTAAGATCAGCCCCAGCAGTTTCATCCCTTACTTGATTACTTCCAGTAGTAGGATTAAAAAACTGAATAATTCCAGGGGCATTTCTCATTATTACTTTAAAATTTACTTGTCCCCATTGGGCTAAAGCACCTGCTTTTCCAGCAATAAACATAGTTTCACCAGATAAAGCACCAATACCTGATTGAGCATTTTGCCCTTGAGCAAAAGATCTCTGACAATATCTTTGACAAGCACTTAATTCTTCATGAATTGTTTTTTGTTCAAATGGAGAAGTTATGCTTCCTTTTTCTAATTGTATTCCATTTATAATGAATTTATTTCCAATAGCATCTGTAGAAATAAATTCATTATAAATGGAATACAAATTCCCCGCAGTCCAAATATTTGCTGGAGTTTGAAATGTAGCTCCTACTGATCTAGCAAAAGAAACTATTAATCCAGCGCCATTAGTGTAATCCCAAGCTCCAGCTACTGGTGAAGCTGGAATAACAATCGTTGCAGGTTCCCAAGTATCTGCCACTAATTGAGAATATTCTGCAACATAAGATCTATCAAGTCCAGAATTTCGAAATGCAACACAATAAATTCCTATTTTTGTATGTTTATGCCAAAAACTTAATGTTATAGGAACTTGAGCTAATAATTTCCAATAATATCCTTCTATTACTTGTCCAAGATAATCAAAATCTCCAGCAGCTATTGCAACATCTGCTGTAGTAACATTCATTCGTAATGATTTAACGTACAATCTCCCTGCTTGAGCAATAGTAGGCCCGTCAACTACAGTTCCAATATCTTCAATAACAGTTCCTGATTTTCTATATTGCCATCTATCCGCAACATATAAACCATCTCCAGCCCCTGCAAAATTTGTACCACGCTGAAAGGGATTTATATCAAAATCACCTCCAATTATTATATTTTTTCTGAAGAAATTTATCCCAGCTCCAAGCCCCATAAGAGTCTGAATATAACCCTTAAGAGCTCGAAGCTCGTCATCTCCTTGAGTTGCTCCTTTATTCCCATCAGGTTGTGTTGGATCGGTAGGGTCAACTATATATGCCATTTTAGAAGACCTTTAAAGTAATTTCATTCGTTTGAAGTGTAAGAAGCTCTTCTTCCTCTTCTTCTTTTGCACTCTTAGATTCATCATCTTTACCAAGATCTTTGAA